GATCTGCGATAGTATATAAATAGACACCATGTCGATAAATAGACACCGTGTTTTTTAATAGACACAGTGTCGATTATCTCCAAATCAAAAACTAAAACCGTAATTGAAAGAACTATAAAGTTCATAGCATAGCAAGCTATAGTCAAAACCTATAACAACATAATCTGTTATAGCTAAAAACTATTGGACAAATATAGAGTAGTGATATATAATGAACTTATCAAATGAAAGAGAGGTACATAGATTATGTATGATAAGAAGAAAATTAAGGCAGTAAGAGTGATGTTAGGATTTACAGATGATTTACGAATCGACTTACCATTATCGGCTAGACGAAGCGTTGTTAAAATTGTTGAAGAAAACGAATATACATTGTTAGGACATGACGCTTATTTTTCAGATTTTAAGGAACATTATATATATGGTTTTGTAAGCCGTGTAATGAAGTGGGGTGACTAATGAAGATATTAGAAAAATGTTCGCAAAGAATGTAAACGTTTAGGGGTGTTTGGTGACTATTGGTCACCATTCACCATGCCTATTCGCTACAAACGGTACGGGGGCATTGTTCAGCAAGATGGTTCACGATAAGGCTTACAATAAGCCTTTTCGATATATAATTCCTAGCACCCATGGGATAAGGGTAGAAAGAAAATATATGAAATTAAAATTGTATCGTTCAACCGTGAATGTAGTTTACATTCCAACAGGTGCAAATGCTCCAATTAGTGAATTTAAGCACCACGTCTTTACAGAAAGACCAACCAAAAAGATGATGTCTGATAAGGCATCAGCAGAACTTGAACAGATGGGAATTGACAATATTCTTGCCATTGTTCCATTATCAAGTGAGAACATCACTTGTGAGGTCGACGATAGTTACATTGAACTAGCAACAAACATTGAAAGTGAGGAGAAGTAGTATGAAGAAAATTTTCGGAAATAAATTTGAGGACAATACGAAGAAGCCAGATTTTGAGACAATGACTTTTGAGAATATCAAGTTGAAAGAATTAGACTTTGACGGAGAATACAAGGTCGAATACTTGTGGGTTAATAAGGATTACGGATACGGTCATTCCGTGTCTGTAATGGTAGAGCATATGGGCGAGTTAGTCGGTGTATATCTTCCGAGCCACTTATCAAAGACAGTGATTGAAGATTTTCTTAATGACACTGACTTTGTCGATGCATTACAGAATGGTACATTGTACCTTACCCCTTATACATACGATTACGAAGTGAAGTCAGGCACAACAACAAAGACAAAAGTTGGATATTCTGCTAACTTCTACGAAAATGAGGTAGAATAATGAGAAGAAAGCTAACAAGTCGTAAGTTATGGATAGCAATTGCCAACTTCGTCACTATGCTAATCGTGTTCATTACTTCTGGGGATAATTCCCCCGAACGTATCTATTCACTGATTATGGCAGGTGGAACAATGGTAGCGTACATAGTTGGAGAGGGGTTTGCTGACGGAAAGGGGAATAGGAGTGAATGAGACACAAGTTAATGTCATTATTGCCTTATGTGGCTGTATTGGTTCTATTATTGGTTCTTTCGGTGGATTTCGGCTGATTTCGTATCGTGTCGAACAATTGGAAAAGAAAGTTGACAAACATAACAACTTCGCCGAACGACTTCCGGTAGTAGAGGAACAAATTAAGGTTATGAACCATAGAGTAGGAGATTTAGAAAATTATGAGAAAAATTAATAAAAGCGGACTGAATCTCATTAAAAAATATGAGGGATGCAAGTTAACGTCATACATATGCCCTGCAGGTGTTCTCACTATCGGCTATGGGCATACGGGGAAAGATGTTAAACCAAACCAAAAAATTAGTAAGAAGAAAGCAATATATCTTTTGAAGAAAGATTTAGCAAGGTTTGAACGTCACGTTCAATCATATAATTATATTTATGAATGGACTGACAATGAATTTTCCGCTCTTGTTTCTTTTGCGTTTAATATTGGCAACATTGACCAATTGACCGCATACGGAACGAGAACACGTTCACAGATACGGAAAGCAATGCTACTGTATGTTAATGCAAACGGAAAGCCATTACAAGGACTTGTAAGACGAAGAAAAGCGGAATTGAAATTATTCAATAAATAGGGTGGTTTATCCACCCTATACTTATAAAGGAGTAATATTATGAATGGAATCGGTAGTATTTATGATTTAACAGATGAAGAATTGTTAAATATATATTCAGTGCGAATTATCGCAATACCAAAAGATGTGAGAAGAGGGTGGCAGTTTATAGAAATTGCCCACTTCATGGCAGAATGGGAGAATATGCAATCAATGTTTTACGTGAAACATTAGAAAGGGTATAATATGGCGAAGAAAAAACAATTAACCCCCGAACAATACATAAAAAACAATGTGTCATTTGTAAATCAGCAATTGACATATTTTGAACAATATAATTTCACGGGCAAAATAGCATACAAATACATTCAAGAAAAAGTACCAATGAAATTTAAAACAGAAAATGGTCGGTTAAAACCGTTTAGCAAATTAAAAGCATTTTCAACCGAAGAATTAAAAGAGTATGCGAATATTATACAACGGTATAAATCATACGAAAGTTCTACGCTTGCGAAAAATCTACAATCAGAAAGTAAAGCTTTTACAACATTCTCACGAAACCACCCCGACTTAAATATTACTAGGGAAGAGTGGCGAGAATTATTCGAAAATAGCGACTTCCAATCACTTAAAAAAGATTTTGGAAGCGTAGATACGTTAGATATTCTAAAATCTGTACCACATGAGAAAATAGGTACATTGGTTGAAATGTTAAATAGTGAAGATATTAAAACATTAGTTTCATTAAAACGTGAAGCAAGCAAGATTAAATTACAACTACAAGGGTGGGAGAACGTTGAGAGAACTTAAATTTGTAAAGAAGTCTAAAAAATCAGAAATATCGTATTTGGAAGATTTTGCCGTGTTTGATACAGAAACGTCTCATGTTGACGATATTTCATGGATTTATGTTTGGGGGTTCTATTTCAATGGGACTTATGTCAAACGTAGAACACCGTTAGATTTTGTTGCATTATTAAAATATTATAAACGAAAATATGAATTAGGACGTAAACCTATAAACCCCGATAGTGATATATTCGAAGATAAAAGAATGATAATTTACGTTCAAAACTTATGGTATGACTTACGACATGTTATAAGGTTTTTATTTCAATTTGGCGAACCCGATATATTCGCAATAGACAGTCAAAAGGTTTTAACGTGCCGTATAGATGGGTTTGAATTTAGGGATAGTTACTTACTTGCAAATAGGTCATTAGAAAATTGGTGTAACTACCTAGATACACCACATAAAAAGAAAGCTGGCACGGTTGACTATTCAATAGTTCGATATCAAAATGATAAACTAAAACGTTCAGTTAGTGTGTATCAAAAATACGACCTATTATCATTATATGATTGCATTAAACTACAAATGGAATTATATGATGATACAATTACATCTATTCCTCTCACGTCTACAGGATATGTTAGACGAGAGTGTAGGAACGCTTGCAAGCGTGATAAGGGTTATAGAAAATGGTTTAATTCAATGAGATTGACCTATAATCAATATCAGATATGTCATAGTGCGTTTGCTGGGGGTATCACCCACGCTAATCGATTTATAGTGGGTACAACCGTTAGGGGAAATATAAGACATTTTGATAAGAAATCGTTCTACCCGTCTACACAAATGCTTGAATATTTTCCCGTGACAAAGTTTGTCCACTATTATCATTTAGATAGTGATGGTGTGAAAGACATTTCATTTTTCAATGACGTACTAACAACTAAATGTTGTATAATGAAAATATTCATAGAAGATGTTAAAATAAAATCGGATAGTATCACATGTCCATATTTACAATTTTCAAAAGTAGTCGGTGCAAAAGGTAAATGCCTACAAGATAATGGTCGGATTCTTTCCATGAGTGGATATGGCATTATGTGTGTGACGGAGTTAGACCTAGACATATTACAACGTCAATATAATTTTAGGACTATAAAAGTAATAGATATGTACATAGCAGAACGGGGTGATTTTCCCCAACCATTAAAAGAATGTATTATAGATTTTTTTCAAAAGAAAGAGAAACTATCAAAAGATTGTGTTGATTATATGAAATCCAAAAATCATTTAAACGCCATCTATGGAATGAGCGTTACTTCTATTATACGTGATATTATCGTTTATAATTTTAGTAAAGGAACTTTTGAGAAACATCCGCCAAACGAAAAAGACGGTAGTAAGCAATTAAATGATTACTACGATAATTATAATTCATTCATGCCATATCAAATAGGCATATATGTTACTGCGCATTGTAGACATGAACTGATAAATTTAATTGAAAAAATAGGATATGACAAATTTCTATATTGTGACACCGACAGTATCTTTTGGATAGCTGACGAAACGGGAAAAGATTTAGAACTGATAAACGAACACAATAATTATCAGATTGAACGTAACAAAAAGCAAAACATACACATAATCAATCGAAAAGGTGAATTATCGTATTTTGATACGTTTGAAGATGAAAAGGACAATATACGTCAATTCCGAACCTTACATAGTAAATGCTATGCGTTCGTAGATGATAAGGATGAACTTCATGTTACAATAGCTGGAGTTTCGAAAGTCGGGCATGACAGAAGAACGACAAACGCTTCGGAACTTGGGGCGATAGACAATCTTTCAGACGGGTTCACATTCGTAGAATGTGGCGGTACGATTAGCAAGTATGTATCATATCCGATAACTTATGAAACTATAAACGGTCATTTAACGGAATATGCAGACGGTATTATTATTGAGAACTCAACCAAAAAGATAAGTGAATTATATGATAATTTGACAATATATAAAGACGGTACATGATGTGCCGTCTTTTTTTAACTAGAGATAAAATCCGCTTGAAATAATATTGCGTAAGATTTCTTTTTCTTTATGTGTGCAAGGAATTCCCGACAAGTCACAATTCTTATCTACTTGTGTAAATCCCTTTAATTTACTTAACTTTTTACTCAACAGACACGGTCTGCCATATGTATGAACAAACGTATCTGAATAGTCGGGTACGACAGGTGAAGATATATGCAAGTATGGTTTAATTGGTAACCCTTGGGCAGTACAACCGCTCACAGAACCGCTAGACTTTGTTGTGATTTGTCTTGTGATTGCTGAAAGCCCAGCTTCCGCTACTCCCGTTATACTCTTTGTTGCAACAGACCCAACCGCACCAATGAAGTCACTTATATATCCTGCTTCCACTTGCGCCCGATTGCTTGCTGTCAGTGGGATATCTATACCAATATTACCCTTATATATTCCCATGAGGTTTGCACATCCGTCCTTATTATTGAATAATTCAGCAAGAACATCCCCAGTCGTGACGTCAAAACAGTATTTAAGGGTCAGCGTTTGTCCAATCACTTCTCTAGGGTCGATATCTGCTATTGTCCCGATACATGGCAGATATATGTCACAAGTGACATTGTTATAATCACTGAAATTATTTTCAAAATGGGGAACACGCTGTGTTCCCATAGTGAATTTAATATAGGTATTAGTGACGGGCGTAGCCATTATCCCCGTATCTACATTGCCTAGAACAAGGGATTGTTCATTTCCTACCGATAGTGATACGGGCAATGCTTTAACCGACACAATGTTCTCAATAGGGGAATTGTTTAATAATTTTATGTTCGTAATAAAACTGTCTTGCCATAAGAAGTTCCCTAGTGATTGTAACTGTGCTTTACTTAATTTATAAGTTGTAGTCAGTAAATTTGACACGTTGGCACTTGCATTTTCGTCTGCACCGTCGCTATCTTCGGTTGGCTTCTTATATCCATCATCACCATCACCATTTCCCCGAATACACACAATACTATTTTTAGCGTTTGTGATAGGGGTATCTAATGGCTGACACGTTCCATTATCAGCAACATAAGCAATGACATTATCGCTATTATCGGCATGGGTGGAAGTCTCAATAGCTAAATCCTTACCACCCCCCATAAGTTCTAACGCCCCCCATGTATAGGATACGTTACCCCCAAACTGAAACCCTTGTTGTTTAAACATGGTTGCCCCTTGAAAATCTCCATAGTCGGTGGTCTTCCACAAACGTAACCATATCATAGACGGTGGGTGCTTATCACTGTCTTCGGGTTCATCAATATCAAATACGATTTTTAAATTTGGTGGTGTTGAATTATCCACATACACCCTAGTGATTGTTTTTGCCGTTTGTAAAGCGTCTGCATTTAATGCGTTTGACCAATCCCCATTTTTGATATAATTTTCTGCGTCTTGCAGATTTTGAAAACTAGGAATGTCCAACGTAACAGTTATTGGATTAGACATGTCAAACGCTAACATTCCTTGGTAATCGGCTAATTCTCTATTTTCTATAGTCTGGTGACCGTCAGACCATGTTATAGTTCTTGTCATTTTCCCCGTGTCTTTTGATGTATAAACATAGACACTCGCAATATTATTATTAGAAACACCATCCCACGGTTGACCGTTTTTTGTTTGCACAATCGCAAAAATACCGCTATTGTCAATGATATTATCAGTTGTGCAATACGAATGTGTTTTTTTAGGCAAAACAAGCCCTTGTTCTTGGGGGAAAGTAGCGTCTACTGTTCCTTGTTTTATCCATGTTTTAGTATTTTCAGTTGCCATTAGTGAACACCCCCATTTACTGTAATATAGTATGAATATTCGGAATCCAAACCTTGCACCATATCAAAAGAACGATTGAAATAGTTTATTTGTGTACTTTCGGGTACGAGGTTATCGGGATACCATTTATTAAACAATTTTTCTTGCCTTAAAATATACATTGTTCGTTTTTTCAAGTCCGTTTTGAAACTTTCTAATACATCTACATTACAAGAAAATCTCAAACGGTGTGCCACTTCGCCTTGCCACTCAATGAAATAGTAGCGTTCAAATTTAGGTATATAACAATAGTTGTATAACAATAAGTCCACGTCATAGTCAACTAGAAATGATGGGTTTTCAACAACTACTGTTTCGCCCCTAGCATTTATTGTTTTCGTTTCTGCAGTACTTAATGACTTCCCACATTTTCTGGGGTCATCACTACACTTATATAGTCTAACTTCCATATTATCACCCCTTTACCATACTGTCGTTTCACACAATGCGAGAATACAATCACTATAAACAGCGTCTAAAAATCTAGTATAATTTGCGGTATTGACTTCGGATACAATTACTTCTGCCGTTGGTCGTAAAGACTTATCGCCAATTTCTTCATATGTCTCATTAAACGTATTAGTATAACTATCTTTAGTGTTTACTACGTCACCATATTTAGAAGTGTCTGTATTTTCGTGGGCTTTTTCAACTTCGTTTACAGAACCGCTACCCTTTGTGGTACTGTTCGTTGTACTGACAATAGCGTCACTCGTTGCTTTTGAAGATATCTTTGGGGTTTCATTCTCCATACTAGTTTCGTAGTTGCTTGTGTTAGTAGCCCCGTTGTTCATAGTGTTATCAGTAGACGTAGTATCACTATTTGATTGAGTGGTTGAACGTTCCCCGAAAGAAGATGTACGAATATCGTCACCATGTGTGGTACTGTCTTTTTGGTTTCCGTAAACTTCACTAACAGATTTATTTGATTTAATGTTATAGTTCTGAATTGAACTATATTTATAATCTTCGTGTTCTCCGTTGGTATTATACACAAGTCCTGCTTGCATTGCCAAATGTGCATAGCGTTCAAAATTTTGAATGAACACATAATTTACAATCGGCATTACTATTGCGTCCATTTTTATTTGGATTTGGTTTTTATCTTTGTAAATATCTAAATCCTCAAAATGTTGTGCGATACGTTCATATTTTACATTTAGTGTTGGATATTTTACTGAAAAATACATACTTTCAAAATCTTTCATTTCATCACCCAAAGGCGATAAACTAGCAACTGTTGGATAGTAGGTATGAAGTAAATCATATATTCTACCGTGATTGTTGGGTTGGTTAAAATCTATTTCCCAATATTGTCTAAAATCATTCAATATCATCTTTAACAACCTCTCTTTCTTCCTCTTTTTCTACGTCTGATGTTTCACGTGAAACATTGTCATTCATAAGCTTTTCCCATGGTTTGCCAACATGAACTGACATATTCAAGCCGAAAATATCATTGCATTGTTTACAGAATTTTTTACGCTCGTTTAACTGATTTGTTATGTAAACTTTTGCTAACTCGGAATACTCGTCTATTTCTTCCGTTGTTAGTTGTGCCATTTTACCTCCCGTGTGCATTTTGATACCGTGATTGTTACATAATCTTCTCAAAATAGTATCATAACTATCATTTAAGTAGTGAAGTCTTTCCACGTCTTTGGGGTCTGTCAAACCAATTGGTTCTATTGGATTGTTACCGTTCTTGTATTCAATCAAGTCTGACGGTTTCTTTACAAAGCAAACATTTTTAACCCCATTGTATATCTGTTTCAACATTTCTTTCACGGTGTTTTTTGTATCTTCGTCCGCTACAGGAATTATTTTTGTAAGTCTTGAATTTAAAATATTGATATCTAGTGACGTGTCAATTTCTGTGAAAAATGACGCAACTTGCAATAAATCAAAATCGGGGGCGTGCATTGCGTTATTGTAACACACAGGGATTTCTTTACCTAACAATTTAGTCTTACCCATAAATAACGGGTTTGTAACAGTTGCATTTTTATATTTCCACGGGTAGAAAGTAATATCTGCATAAGTCGGAAAATCGACTATATATGTAGTTTCGTCTACCTTATCCATGACTAATGAACCACATATTACATTGAATCGTTCAATGTCCGTGCTTTCTATATCTTTTGGCAACCCTTCATACTCAAATGTTCCTAAAATTAAGTTCATAATTCTGGTAAAATTTGAATAGAACTGTATATTCTTTTCACATTTTGCTTTAATGCTATCTCTCATTTTTGAACCATACATATCATTTTTTCTCCTTTTCTATATAAAATAAGGGGTGGTTTCCCACCCCCCCTTTGTCATTAGTCGAGAATGAAAGCAACCATTCCATAATCGCTATCCATTGCCATATTTAATTTCAGTTTGTAGAAGTTGTTCCAAAAATCAGCACTAGCGATATAGTTTGATGTTACTTTCTCTTTCTCATTGAAAATACCTAACGCTCTACGGTCGTATGCAAGCCCGATAACATTATTGATAGTAACAGCCTCTGCACCTACACCGAGTTTGTTAGTTGCGTCCGCTGACAACATAACACTCGATGTTGTTGCAAAGTCAAATTTCTTCGACCCATCTGTGGACAGAATACCTTGCCAATTAGACACGATATCATATTCACCCATTGACAATTCATCACGGTTGTAAGTGTTTGCGAGAACACCGAAACGACAATATTTTTCAAATTCGTTTAACAAAATAAGTTCAGTGTCTCCACTTGCAATTGCAAGATTTCCGTTGTTAAAAGCGGTTGACGGACGCTTTAAAAATTCCCGAACAGTCGCTATTCTCTGCATTGCGTACGCTTTAAATTTCTCATTCAATAAAGCACTTTCAGCAGTATCTGCATCTGTCAATAAGCCATTTGCTTTTCCTTCTGTTAACAGATGAACCGAAGTGTGTGTTGCGTTGTTCGAAACTGCAATTGCACCCGATACCAATACATGACTATATGTATCAATAATAGCTTTAATCTGCTGACGGATACTCTCTCTCAATACAGAAGTAAACCTAGTGAATGCGGTTAAGTCTGTCATGGCTTCACGAACCCGTTCTTCCTCATATGACAATTTGCAAGCGATTCCTTTAACTTCTTTAAATATTTTAGCTAACACGTTTGGTCTTGTGAATGTGTTCTCAATTGCTGAATAGTCCTTGCCATCTACAAGGTTGAATACATCATCTTCCATTATGTCCTGCATAGGAATTTTAACTCTTTCAAGCATTGCACCCCACTCCCACGATTCACGAACTAATGATTTAATTTCCGATTCATAGGTAAAGGCAATAAATTCTTGCTTACCGATGATTAAGGCACACGCATTTGTGAACCCGTCAACGCCTACTGCGTCCTCAATGTCCTTACCCACATCAATAAGTACGCCAGCTTCGATCGCGGCAAGCTTTCCATCCTGTTCCATGTACGATGCTCCTAACGTCTGTGCGATTACTTGCTTCGTCAATTCAACCGGGTTGGTGATACGATAAGTAGTTGGATTGTTTGTTTTTGGCATTTTTCTCTCCTCCCCTTATCCCATGGGGGCTAGGAATTATATATCGAAAGGCTTATTGTAAGCCTTATCGTGAACCATCTTGCTGAACAAATGCCCCGTACCGTTTGTAGCGAATAGGCATTTGCCGTCATTGAATAATTCTAATAATAAGTTCATTTCTTTCATATATGTATTATAGATGAAGTGGTTTTTATAAATCAACACTTTGTCTATAATGTCACTATACACGTGATAGCGTTCATTGTCAAGTGTTTTTGTTGACGGAGTTATTAAAGCAACAATATCCTTATCATTAAACAATCCTATCACGATACGGAATTTCCCATACATTTGACACTCTATGTAGAACTCAACTGCATATTTGAGTGTATATGCCCCTTTGGGGATATGTGGGAATTGCTTTAAATCCCAACCAATACCCGTGATGGCATTTAATTTGGGGTTAGGAATGTCAAAGAATCGTTTGATTACATTTGACTTTCTATCACTTACTTCTTTTGATTTCAAAAATTCAACATATATCTTTGTTTCATTTTTATCAGAATATTGACAAACAATATGTTCTCCAGCTTGTAGATTTCTAACGTGGTCTGCAATGCAATATTCAGCGAAGAAGTAATTGGTTGGGTCTATCGTATTAGCAAGCATTAAAACAGTTGCTTTGTCATTATATGTAAGTAATGTCGATAATATATTATTCCACTCAATAAAACGGTTCTGACGTGTCGTTATACAAAATTCGTCAAATATAATGATGCCTACTGACGGGGGGTTGTAACCCGATTTATACGTTTCGGATTTATCACATGCCATCACATAGCAGAACATTGTCTCGTCTCGTTCCAATATAGCCCCATTTTCGTCCCGTTTGCATAGGTGCATAGCGTGACCCATTGGAATATAGTCTACTGAATTATAAGCCCCGTTTGTTATACGGTCTATGTACCCCTCTTTATTAATTACACCAAACAAGTGAGAAATGACTGCTCTTGTGACTTCTGAACTTTCATTTCTTATGTAGTGACCTCTAACACCGTTCAGCCAATAATCTACTATCATGGGAAGTAGACAATTAGTTGTCTTTCCAAAACGACGTTCTGATAAAGCCATAAATATACGAATATCTTCGGATTGAATAGGCATGGTGAATGGTGACCAATAGTCACCAAACACCCCTAGACGTTTACATTCTTTACGAACATTTTCTAATATCTTCATTTAGTCACCCCACTTCATTACACGGCTTACAAAACCATATATATAATTATCCTTAAATACTGAAAAATAAGCGTCATGTCCTAACAATGTATATGCGTTTTCTTCAACAATTTTAACAACGCTTCGTCTAGCCGAAAATGGTAAGTCGAATCGTAAATCATCTGTAAATCCTAACATCACTCTTACTGCCTTAATTTTCTTCTTATCATACATAATCTATGTACCTCTCTTTCATTTGATAAGTTCATTATATATCACTACTCTATATTTGTCCAATAGTTTTTAGCTATAACAGATTATGTTGTTATAGGTTTTGACTATAGCTTGCTATGCTATGAACTTTATAGTTCTTTCAATTACGGTTTTAGTTTTTGATTTGGAGATAATCGACACTGTGTCTATTAAAAAACACGGTGTCTATTTATCGACATGGTGTCTATTTATATACTATCGCAGATC